AACCCAGGCACTTGAATTCCACTCTTATTATTTTTTGTATATATTTCTTTAATACCTTGTATACTAAGTATTTTACTAGTAAGTTCAATCAAATTAATAGTTTGTCCCAACTTAAGATTGTTTCTATTAAATGTTTCTTCAAATACTTCAACAATATCAGCCTTAATGTCGTCATCTGTTCTTCTGGAAGTAGATGTTTTAGTCACTACGATAGAAGTATCTTCAATATCATCAATATCTATATTAGTGGAATCATACGCCAATCCAACATTAACAGCGACATATACCGGATCAACTATTACTATTTCTGTTGTTAATATTTTTCGTGATTCTAGAGAATCTATAATAACTTGTTTTTGAGATACACTTAAATTAGCTAATACATCCATAGAGGCTATGCTAGTTTTAGGTACAACAGTAATGTATATATTATTAAAATTACAACTATCTGCAAAATTTACTTGGGCATATAGCGGACCGTTTTCACGATCGGGATTCATTAATCCTAAATCATAATAATACTTTAATCTATTCGCAATATATTCCCAATTATTACTTACATTGACATCCTGAATAAAATTAGCAAAATTATTCATTATATATGTTTTATAATCTTTAGACGTAACTAATCTATATTGAGTTCTAAATAATGCTGGAGCTGATTCCCGTATTTCATCTACAGTCTCTCCATTTTTACTTTTAGTACTTGGCATAGTATTAGTGATTCGAATATTATTATCATCTAATAACAATTGTGCACTAGTAGGTCTTAAATCATTATATATCTTATTAAATTGATCAGTAAAGAATCTAACATATGTGGCATTATTTAACTCTCCAGTGTTTATTTCTCCATTAACACCATCACTTTGTAAATAATATATAGCAATTAAATCATTAGGATTAAGCTTCAATCCATTAATATTATTACCAAATTTAATTTCATAATTTTGCTCTGAATTTAATCTAATTTCGTATTTTTTAGTACTGGGGGACTCTAAAAATAGATTATCAGTACTACTCCATTGTTCCCATATTTGATCGGTTGTATTATATCTATATACAAATATATTAAAATGATCTATGATTATATTTCTATCAACGGAGAGTGTAAATATTTCATTATCCTCTCCTGTAGCTGTATATGGCGGGTGTTCATAAAACCTTCCCTGATATAATACCTTATTTAAGCTTATATCAGATAACGTTTCGGTTTCATTGTCTAATGTCTTATTAAAAATTATATCTTCGTTAAAACTATAGGATATACCATTTTTAATAAAATAACTATATCGTGGAATTACATATAAGCCTTTATTAATATTAATTGCCTCTAAGGTAAAGGGTAAAATACTTGTTTGAAATCCAATTGGATTATACCCCAGCATTTTCACTATACGGTTCATATTTTCATAAATTTGAGCCTCAGTAAACATTGATTCTGTACTAGTTTTATTAAGATAAAACATTAGAGCATTATATGAATACGCTATAATATTAATGATATTAGATAAATAGCTTCCCTCGTAGTTTTGATCAGTAAATACACCATTTTTATTTAAGTTTTCATTGATGAGTTGTTTCATGCTTAGCGCATCAAACGCCAAATACCCATCCTTAGGTATTTCAAACAATGTATTTTGAATTGTGTTTGCCATTATATTACCTCGCTGTTACTAACTGAAATTCTCTATCTTTAAATATACCTGTTAGCTTAGTTCTATATTTTAGAGCTGGTATTCTAATAATTATTTCTACTTCATACGCTTGTAGGTCTACTAAAGCCGCTACATTAATTTGTTCTACTGAAACTCTAGGCTCCCATTTTGCGATGGCCGTGCGAATCTTACCTGCTAGTACGTATCCATTAGCTTCAGATATTTGTTCAAATAGCTCTCTTTGTAAATCCAGTCCCATAGTTGGAAATAATATGTTTTCACCAGGATAAATATTAAGTAGCACTATTAAAGCATCTTTAATAGCGAGTTCATCGAAGTTTACATTTAGATCTCGACGGTTAAAACTTATATCCAGTGATATATCCACAAATGTTGCCTTTTCAGTGTCATTTGCGGTGTTTTTAATTGATTGAAGATCTTTTAATAATATACTCATGTATTTTCCTAAAGTTACATAAATATTTACTGAGAGAAGGAGATTTCCAATATGATTAAGACAAAAACAATGCAAATAATGGAGCAGGCCTTGGAGAGATTTCAGCAAGGTGGGTTCATTAATGGAGATTATGTTAAAGTAAGCAAAAAAATTACTAATTCACCATTTTATAAGAATTTACCAGATCAAACAAAGGATTATATTCAAAGCTGTATTGATACTGATTTAAATTTAAGAATAAGTGCATTGAGTAATCATAAGCCTGGTGTTATGCCCTTATTAGGAGCGGATGCTAGTGGACATGCGGCAGAGAGCTGGGTTGCTGATATAGTCATTGAATATGCGCCTGGACTATATAAAAACCCACTAACTATACCAGTTGAATTTTTAAGCCTAGTTAAATCTGCTGTTGATGGGTTTGGTACAATAGAAACCCCAGATAGTTTAAAAAAGAAAACAGAAGTTCATAGTCCGGAAAAAATAAAAAAACAAGAATTACCTGTTTCAAATACTAAAATAGGTAATTCTAAGGGTCCCACAGAAGTAGATTATAGTAAAAAGGATTTTAAGTCAAATAAATCTATTAAGGAATCTACTGTTGAAGAAGAAATTTGGGAAGCTTATAGGAATAGTAAGTGAATGAGTTTGCGGTCAATATATTCGTTTTGGTATTGTGAGATACGGTGGTGAAAACGCCTTTGTTGTACCTTAAGTCTCTAATACTTTATCGATCATAATAATTGCACTAAAGCAATTAATTTCATGGTCCATAACTATACTATCTCTATATAGTGCCTCGGTTAAAATGAGCATTATATCACGCTTTTTAGTAAATTCTATATCAGATTCATATACAACCTCAAATAACTTCTTCATTAAGTCTTGATAATCGCCAAACTCACTTTCATTTTCAATAATAAACTGTCTTATCTTATTAATACTAATTCGATTTATTAATTGATTAAATATATCCTGTGCAATACTAGTTTGTTTCTTGTGAGGTAGTGTTAATTCTCCATCAATGGTATGCTTTTGTAGTTCGTTAATAGCTTTTCGAAGATCTGGATACTTACCTTTAATAAACTGTAATAGTTCTGGTTTAGTAGCCTTTATCTTTATCTTTTCGCTTTTAAGTATATGTAAGCACCTTTTAATATACGATTCACTTGGAGGAGTAAGGTCTATTTGCTGACATCTACTATGTAACGCAGGTATTATTTTTTGTGGGTAATTAGCTGTTAATATAAATCGAGTAGTGTCACTAAATTCTTCCATTACATTACGAAGAGCTTGCTGTGCGCTTGTCTTACCTCCTGATACAACACTAGAACACCCATCCACTTCATCTAAAATAACTACCTTAATCTTACCATCAAAACTATATGTATTTGCAAAATTTACTACTTTATGACGGATGGTATCAACACCAGACTCATCGCTAGCATTAATATATAAATACGTACACTTGAGTATATCTTTCACTAATACTTTGGCACTAGCACTCTTACCGATACCTGGATGTCCTACTAACATCAGGTTAGGTATACTATTTTCAGTATTAAACTTATTAAATAATAATCTATTTGATTCAGATAATACCATATCATCCAATGTTAATGGACGATATTTATCAACCCACATATTACTAATTAATTCCATAAACACCTGCAATTATTATATTTCGACCTACATTCACTTACCAGTACTACCAAACCCGTTGGCACCACGATCAGTTTCATCAATAGCTTCAGCCCAGCTTATTTCAGGATGAATTAGTGGATATACTACAAATTGTGCAATCCTATCACCCTTCTTAACATAATAGGGTTGTGAGCCTAGATTACGTAATTTAACGCCGGCGTCTCCGCGATACGAGTTATCAATTATACCATTATGGGGTACAACATCGTATTTAAACCCCATACCGCTCCTACCCTCCACGCGAACCCAATACCCTGGAGTAATATAAGCAAATACTATACCGGTCGGCACTACTTCAGACTGCTTAGGTGGGATGATACAATCTTCACTTGCATATACATCATAACCAGTATCTCCAGTATCTGGAGTATTATCGTTACACGTAGGAAGTGTAGCTGCTTCATCTATCTTTAGAAACTTTATTTCTATCTTATCACTCATTAATTAACTCCCGGCCGTTATACTGAGCTGCCTCATTCTTAATTGCTACTGCCTGTGCTTTATTTAACCAATCTAATAATTCGTTTAACATTTCACGTGGAACTTGAAACTTACCTACGCCATCAATTATTACTGTTATCATAACTTACTCCTTATATAATATAATATTATCTACTAATCCAACTAATCTTTTATTAACACTATTATATGATAATTTACCATATCCAATACCAGGATAATTACAATGAAATTTTACATTTTTCATTTTATCATGTGATGCCAATTTATTTAATATTTTAAATGACTTTTCAATTAAATCAAGATCGGCAACACTACTCCAATGATTTTTAACTTTAATCCATCCAAGATACATACGAGGTGCTAACAATACCCATTTAATATATTCTCCAGGAGCTTTAGCTAGTTCTTTGTCGACTCCTGGATAGGTATCTCTTACTTGTCTAGCTGCCCCTCTACCCATTACAATACCACCACGAGAATTGATTATGGGATTGCCCGTGAAAAGGTATATATCTGGCAAAGTCCACGGCTTATTATAATCTAACAGACCTTTTACGATTTTCATATCTTACTCTCTCGCTGAGAGCCAGAACTAATACATATAAATTCGCATCTATCTTGATATTCTTTTAGGTTATTAGCTCCGACATAACTAAAAGCACTCTGCAATCCTTGTTCAATTTCACGAAGGATGTATTTAACGTGACCTTTGAATTTAACAGTAGTCATAACACCCTCTACAAAACGGTTTTCACCCTTATTTTCACCAGCCGCTGAACCTCCATATACTTTATAGAACTCATTATTCTCATTACGGAATACATTTCCGGGAGATTCCGAAGTACCTGCTATCATTGATCCCAACATTACAGCATCAGCATATTTAAGAGCCTTGGCTATATCACCTACATAAGTTATACCACCGTCAGCAATGATAGCAGCTGGTTGTTGTACACATAAAGACGCTTCAAACACCTCTTCTAATGCGTGTAATTGAGGTACTCCTACTCCTGTGTTTTTACGTGTGATACAGCCTAGACCCGGACCGATACCTACCTTCACCACATCTGCACCCCATTCTACCAAATCAAAATATGCATCTCTAGTAGCCACATTACCTGCAATAAGAGTTAATCTACCCCTTTCGCCTCTACCCCAACGAAACATTTCATTACTAATCCATTCTAACATTTTCTTTACTAATATATGATGACCGTGAGCCACATCTATACAAAAAGTTCTAGCACCTAAATCATACAGCTTTTCAAATCTTTCTTTATCTTCTTCTTTAACCCCAATAGATACTCCAATATTTGCTCCCAATCCACTCGGACAAGAAACATTTCCTTCTGCTAATTGCCAGGCTTGAGTGTACATATCAAGATTTTCTTCAATCGTGCAAAATCGATGAAGTAATCCCAATCCGCCTGAATTAGATATCTCTGCAGCCATCTTTGGTCCAGTTATATTTTTCATATTGGAAGAAATGATAGGTAGCTTTAACGTACTACCACCTAGCTTAGTCGTTAAATCAACGGAGCCACGTGAGACCACTTCGGAATACTGTGGTTTGATTAAAACGTCTGAATATGTATATGTAATATTTTTCACTTAACACCTCGTACCTTTGTATGCATTGATAATAATATACCATAGCTGAAAATCAATGGCTTTTTTAAATAATATAGTGAACAACCAGTGGCTAAAGCGCACTGGCTTCCGGTTTAAAGCATCCGTGGTCTGATTCACATTGAGACCCATTCAACACCGTAAAATATTGAATGTTTTTAGCTGCGTTGATGTCGGCATTGAAGATCAAATTACAGTTGCGACACAAGTATTTCGACTGACTCTGCCTGTTATCTCTCGATATATCACCACACTTATGACACCTTTGCGATGTATAAGCTGGATCAACACCAACGACTTTCAGTCCAGCATTAATAGCTTTATAGGTGATCTTTTGGATCAAATCTTTAAAAGCCCAATTATACCTTCTGAATCTCTTGTTCGCTAAATGATTACCCTTTAATGCCTCTAAACCTAGAACGTCTATGTTTTGAAGCAGACAGTAATCAACCAGCTGCCTGGAGAGTTTATGATTTAAATCGTTTGTCCAATTAGATTGTTTTAAATTGATAGCTTCTTTAAGCTTTTGATTTTTAGATCTTTTCTTGCCAAATTCGATCTTTTTATGCTTAATGAATGAACCTGAACCAAATTGTTTATCATCTGAACAAACAATAGGTTTAGCTATACCCAAATCAATACCCAAAGTATTATTAGTACTTAGTTGCTTTTCTTTAGTTTTAAAGACCAATCTTAAATATAACTCATTCTTATAAGTAATGATAGAGCTATCACTAATCGATTCGAAATCAGCTAGTGCTTTAAGATGATACTTACAAAGCTTTAATGGATAATAGGTACGAAGGAACTTAAACCAAACATCAAAGCTCTTGCTTTGCTTATTATATTCGAAATGGAATAGATCGTTACGAAGTGGGATAAAAGCTTTAATGTTCTTAGGGAATTCAACTAATTTATGTTTCTTTTTACACCAGCTAATATAACTCTTAACTGTTCGATCTAAATTAATTAGATAAGCTTGAAGTATACCTGAATTGATTTGTGAATAAAGCGCTCTATATTTAGCATAAACTTCTTTAGATTTAGCTGACTGGAAGCTTTTAGTTTCTAATTGGTTTAGCTTATCTTGAAGATACGTTGGTGTTAACTCCTGAAGAACAGAAAGAGTAGATTGGAGCCTATCTAGCTTTAATTGGTTCGGATATTTTAATTTAATCTTAACTGATTTCATTTAGATTTTTGTTCTTCAATATACCTTTTAACTACATCAAGACTCACAGAGCCAACAGTGGATATAAATTTTGAACGAGTCCAGAGAGTGGGTAATCTAGATCTTAATTGCTTAAATTCTGAGCGGAGTATATTCGATGTATGTCCTTTTATTTTACAAATAGTTTTATATATACCAGTTTTAGGATTTACATCTATTAACAAATGAATATGATCCGGCATTATTTCCATCTCCAATATATTGTAACCATATTCAATTTGCTTTTCTAATATTAACTCCCTTAAGCGAGCTTCAATACTTCCAGACAATATTTTACGTCTATATTTTGGACAGAATATAACATGATATTGGCAACTATAAACCATATTGTATTCCGATTTATATATCTTACTCTTATTATTTTCTATGTTCATATCTATTGATTTTATTATATATTGTATTTGTATCTATAATTATTTATGCTAATCAGCTGAATTTTCTTGACTTTTCAACAAAACAATTTATATTAATAGGTGTGAAAGGTTTGCGAAATTCATCCATAGGCTAAAGCGCTATGGCTTTCTTTCGCAGGATATAGTAATTATTAATATATATGAGTGACGAAATTGATCAATTATTAGATGAAGTAAACAGTCTTCCGGACTGTATGAATGATAACTATAATCAATCATTAATATCTCCAATAGCTGTACCAAGTATAAGTGGTAACGAACAGCTGAATGATTTTATTGTTACTAAAGGCGTTGAACTGATTGAAACCGGTCTAACAGCTATTAGAGAAATTCAGCAGAGTTCAGCCGCCGCTAAGACACCAGAAGATGTGGAGGCTTATAGTGAATTAATTAAGAGTGTCAGTGGAGCATTAGATTCACTAAATAAAATTAATATTCAATCGATGAAGAGTCGTAGTGCAAAAGAAATTAAACAGATGGATGTAGAGTCTAGATCTAATGCAGCGAAACAATTAAATGATCGACCAAATCAAACCAATGTCCTTATTGCTACTCGCGATCAATTCTTTAAACAACTAATTGAACATATAGAGGCAAAACCGGTTATCGATGTTGAATCGTAACCGGTTTTATTATATGTAATTATAAGTTTAGAAGTACCCTAAATACCATTTACGTGTTTGCTCTCTGCGAGTTTTCCATACTCTACCACCAGGAGAAACCCACGTCGGATCAACGGTGGTCGTTGTGGTTGTTCCAGCTTCGGTGGTCGTTGTGGTTGTTCCAGCTTCGGTGGTCGTTGTGGTTGTTGGATCTGCTAAGATCGTAACATTCTTACCCATTATTTTATCTAAAATTTTCATATTATTCTCCTTATAAGTACTTATACAAATATTTATAGTTTACTCGCTAAATTAATTGTATTTAGTATTTTGGAAACGTATCCCGTGAACTACTGTTTGACTAAAGATCAATCGGGTTTCTCAGCTGGGAGATATAAAAGTATTTACTATATTAATATAATCTTTATCCCAGTGCGGTACTAATTGAATATCTCCAACTTTTCTATTTTGTTCCGATGCTTTTCGTTGTTTTTTTATGGTATTTAACGGATCTATATCTTTTCCTGTAACACTCAAATGACAGGATACTCCACCCCACCTATAAATGTAATATAGATCTTTCATAGTAAGATTGGAATTGGTTCTAGTGTTTTCAACAAGCATATTAATTTTTTTATCTTTAAATAATTTTAAAAATTGAGCTTCTATAAAGGAATCTTGGCCGCTGTTAACAAATCCGTGTCCGGTTGTTTTTATATATGCATCACGACTAAATATACTACACCCATAAAATTGATTACATGTAGACCTTGATATGCCGTTGCTCATAGAGTACAAAAATGCCTCATTTAATTTATAGTAGTCTAAATTATTATTAATTAATTTATTCATACAAAAATCAATTCTATGAGGAAGATATATGTCGTCGTCATCCCAATGCATGAAATAATCACCTGTTGAAAGCGCTATAGATGTATTACGCTTTTCACCAATGGTCCTAAACCGATTCTTACTATTCAAAATAAAAACCTCAGGGTGATCGTAATGTAATATTTGATCGTCGCAATCATTTATTATAATTAATTCCTTAGGACCTTTGTATGTCTGTCTCAAAAAACATTCTATAGCTTCCTCAAGTAAATTAACTCGTGAATACGTAATACATAGACAACTTACTTTATTCATTATTATCTCCAATTGTTATCCCCGTCAATAGCCTTTTTAAATATTGTATCTATTCTACCTTTAGGGAGCTTATCTTTAAAATGATTATAAATATCTTTTATCATTTGATGTTCAGGGTCTTTATGTATCTCTAGCCATCCAATAAAATAATTCCAAACTCTATCCTCTAGACATAAGGGATATTGTACACCACCCGGTCTTTTAAATCTATGAATCCATTTTAATTGCGGAATACATATACATTTTCCACCGGCCTGTCTAAACTTTTCGTGTATGTAACCCTCTTCAGCTCCAAAACCTACAAACCTTTTATTAAATCCTTGCCAACTACTTGTCTTACACGAAAATAAACCTAGACCTTGCATGGGAATTTCAAAGGGCTCTCCTTTATTATAAGCTTCTTTATTATTCCCCCAAACTCCATACATATGAGATCTAAATATAGGGTCAAATTGAGTAGCCATATTACTATCCAATCCGTCGTACCATAAGGGTCCTTGTACTAAATCTTTACAATCAGGATGATCCTCATAATATTTTAATAAAACATCTATTCCATTTTTCTCAACCATTACATGTGGATCTATACACATTGTATAATCAGCAGATGAGTTCTCAAATACTAAATTTCTTACTGTCGTGCTCTTTTTTTCTGTGTATGGAATGTATTTTCCTTTAACCCAATTTTTTATAAATTCCTTAGTCCATTTTCCTTGATCACTATCAGGATTATTATCAACTACTACAAATTCCACTAGCCTTGTATTACAAATATCATGATACATTTTAAGTGCCTGTATACTAAAATATACACCATTAAAATCATCGTAAGTTGCCATTCCAATAGTAAGTAATTTATTCATATATAATAATTATTAATATATTACAGCAAATCTACAAAGAATCTCATACTTTAAAATGTACTAAAACCTCTCTCTTATTAGATCGACGTACACGATTGAAGTGACTGGAGGCGGTGTAAAGATCTATGTCCTCTTTGTGATTGAGGTTTAAACTAGTACAGATGTTTTTGGTTATTTCTAAATAGGTATGATTAATAACGTATGCAACGGTGTGAACTCCTGGTTTAATAGCATGTAGTAAACTGTCCCTCCACCACTGTACATATTCCTCTAAAGTATCGAATGGTTTTCCGTATGATTCAATATTATAATAAGGAGGGCAAGTAAAAATTGCTTCATAATTATCTGGTGGAGTAAATTTAGAACTATCGTTGTTGTAAAAAATAGATTGATCTAAATTAAATTTTTTAGCTATCTTAATACACCCTTCATAAGATTGTGTGTTTTGGTCATTGTATATATATTTTATATTATGACAACCCAAAAGTCGGTGTCCCCACCCTCCACAAAAATCATAAACACTTTGAATATTATTATCTGTTATAAAATATTTAATCCAAAATGGGCTAAAATGGCTGTATCCGATGTGTATTCCACTTATCTTAAAACCGCGAAGAATTTCTCGTTGAGTCAGTTCTATACGGGATTTTTTTAAGTATTTCTCTCTGTTCTGTAAAAGCTTTTCACGTATTATAGGATTTTTCCAAAGCTTGTTTTCAACTTCGTAAAAATGAGGTTGATGAGATAAGATAATGCGGTTATTAGTGGGTTTACGAGAGTATGCACCAATTGTAGATGTTATAGAATTAAATTCTAGTTGTTGTGCTAGATCTGAATATGTGTAACGAAGAATTTCATCTGGTGCAGAATATAAAAAGCGTTTTTCTTGTAACTCTCCTAGAGCTCTATATGCATCATATTTTCTTTTTATATAGAGATCACCAACATTAAAGTAGCTGTATAAATGGTGGAGTATTTTTTTAGATTGACCGGATGTATATGTTATACTATGTATAGGATTTTTAGACCATTTGTTTGATTCTTCTGGATGTGCTGTCAAATGTGATTTATCAATCCCTATAATAGAGTTCATATATGTGCTTATTGTTTTCATAAAGCTAATTGAACCCGAACACATACCTACTGTTATTTGATCCTCTTCGTCTATACCGACGTAACCATCACCGTCAATTACTCCTCGAATAAAAGCGGAGCGTTGTGGTTCTGTTAAAGAATTAAAGAAGTTGTCAATGTTTAATGTCAGAGACTTTTTTCTTGTTATACCGATGAACTTAAGATACTCAACAAATTGTTGATTGCTAATGATCCAATTGACCATATTACTATTATTTTTAGGTGATGTATGACCACCAAACATTTCTTGTATCCTGTAAAGAACTTCACTGTCTGTGTTTTTTAACGATATACAAACACTATACCTACGGTGTTTATTGCTATCATTGAGAGGATAAGAAACTGTTCCGTCTGTGGCAATAAGACCTAATAAGTAATAAAAGCTGTTATTTCCCTTGAAGGTTAAAATTTTACTACCTCTTGGGTCAGAATACTCATACTTACATTTGTCATCACAAAATCTATTGTTGATATATTTGCTTTGTTCTTTGATTATAGCCCTTCCACAATTGGCACAGTTATATGATGTTCTATAACTCCAAGTTCTTCCAGTATAATAACGAATTCTTCCATCTGATAGTTGTTCAGTATATCCAGCTGGATAAGTCTTATTGAGTTTATTCTTTTTATTATATTCGGCCTCGCACGATTTGTCTTGACAGAAATTTAATCGCCCGGGCTTGCAGTCTACTCTGCGACGATATAGTACGGCTTTACAGTTTGCACACTCTACCTTTTTGTAGTAGCAATAGCCTTTTTCATCTCTATAACGGTATACATCGTCACCAACCGGTATCATTTTAGTTAAATCTAATATTTTCATATAAATATATTTATAATATACCAAATAAATAGTCAACTATAAAAATACAAAAAAAAGACCGACTTAAGTCGGTCTTTTGTTGTGTAATCTTGATTAAGAATTACATGTATATGGTCTGGTCACCAGGAGTAAATCCACTTCCCAATCCCTTAACAACAATTAAGCTGTAATAAAGGCCAGCACCGAACAGGTTATCAACAACGCCATAACGTGTAAGCAAGCCAACGCGAGGAGCGAAGTCGTTAGGACCAATTGTGCGCTGTACCATCACAGGGATATATGGACAATACACTATACCAGTATCATAATATTCAGCACCCTTGTAACCTAATAGAGCGTACTCTAATTCAGGTGTACGTGTTGCGCCGGGGTATGCACCCTTCATATTATCATATGCATTTATGTTTTGAGCATCAGTGATTGTATCACGGTATACCGTAAAGCGACCACCTACTGTTCCAACTTTAGCAATACCAGTGCTAGATGTATTAACGTTGCCATTAACACTCATAGGCTGGAATTCAGGAAGCATTTCCAACATAGCGCATACTTTAGGAGTAGCGATTATGAAGTTTGCAGCACCACGACGGGTACGTACAGAAACGCGATTGGCCTGATATATGATATGTGCATAGAATGCACGAGTACGTTCACCGATCCAGCGACCATCAGCCGCAGAAATCTGCCACATACTTACATTTCTTGCGTTTAGAGCCGCTTGAGCCATACGCATAACCATTTCACGGTCAATTTCTGCCTGAATTTCATAGCTCATCGCATTTGTTAATTCGGCATCAATATCAATACCGTTCATGTTACGAACGTCTTGCTCTAGCTCAACGCTCCATTTAGCAGCCAGCCTACGAGTACCAGCCTCAACGGCTGTCTTTTCAAAGCTAACCTCTACGGTAGGAATATTACCGGTTGCCTCAAAGTTCTTTAACAACTCAGCAATACCACGATCCTGTGCTTGAATATTAAATTCAAACTCATCACTACCAGATAGTGCAGCACTAGATGCACCAGTAAACATACTATTAACATAGTTGTATCCTAGTTCAGCACCAGACAGTGCAGCCACACGCACAGCTCTATCAGTTGAGCTGCTATCCGTGCGACCGTCTTGACCGTCATTATCACTAACCTGAGTTAACAAGTTCTGACCGTATTTATAACGTAGAGCAAAGGCCAGTCCAACGGGACCAGACATCGGCTGTACACCAACGATCTCATTCGTAACAAGCTCAGGGAACGTACGACGAATCATAGGGATCAACACCTTAGGAAGGCGATAATCACCACCGGCGTAATTACTATCACCAGCTGCAGGTACGCCATTAACCTGTCCACCGGTATAAGAACCGATACCGCTGCCGAACACTCCACCTCCGACGGTGTTTTGTTCGGTCAAGCAATAGCGTTCTTGATTTTCGAGTAACATAGCCGTACAAAGACGGCTGTGGTCGTTTTCAATAGGTTTAACTGTAGTAGATGTATAATCCAACACAGGAGCCCATTTCTCGACCAAAGCTGAGGCACGATCTCTATCAATCATGCTCATTGGGGGTTTAACACTAGACATTTTTATTTCTCCTTTAATTATTTAAACTAACACACAACAGGTGTGTTTATTTTTTGATCTTGAATCTTGAGCTTTCAGCTCGGACAGATATCCGCCTACAGACGCGTCATCGTTAGAAGTCTTGGAGACTTCGGATACCGACGGGGTATCTATTTTCTCACGAACAACTCGAGTTTTTGCTTCTTCAACAATTACTTCGTTGTCATTGACGTCACTTTTATCGAACATCTCAACTACATAGTCAAAATTTTCTTTAATATATTCAGCTGGCTTACCATCTAACAATCTCTTGATATAGGCCTTTTTATCCTCAGCCATACTGTTTAATTTTTGCTCTAATACCAGTTCACCTTGAACGATATTCAACTTCTTATTAATATTAACATTTTCTTTTAAAGCAGTATTTAACTGATCACGAAGATCATCAATAATATGCTTACCATCTTTAAGTGCTTCGCGAATATTACTATCAATATATTCCTCATCTACACTTACTAACTGCTTAATGCCTTCTAAGATTCTTTTTGCAGATGTATTCTCTACTGCCAATTGAAGAGTTTCATGAGGAAGTGCTTTATCCAAATATAAATCCATATAATCACTTATATGTCCCACAAGCTCATCACGGAATGATGCTGCATCCTTTTTAATTATCCGTTGATAATGTTCAGCAATCTTGCGAAGCTTATTGGAATGATCATTGTCAATATGACGTAAAGCCTTTTTAAACTTTACTGTATGATCTTTATCGACAGCTTCCATTAGTTTCTTCAGCATTTTACCATGCTTTTCATCGATTTGTTTTACAGCATTTTCAACCTCTAAAGCTACACGTTCATTTGTTTTAGCTGTTACTGCACCTTCAAACGCTTCTGTTAAAGCCTTTTTAGTCTCATCTGTTAATTGCGAATTTTCAAAGATTTTATTTAACATATATTTTTTCCTCATTTAACTTTTTTTGAAACTGAATTAGCTGTTCGTATAGCTGTTCGTATCCGTTGTATTACTTTCTCGTTTATCATGAGTTGTAATTGGTCCTGCGCCTTAGCATATTGCTGTTCTAGTATATTGGATATAAATTGTCGAGCTATTTTTTTGTCTTTAATCATACTATTAACCTCGTAAATATTTATGCAAATTGTTCCGAAAACCTATTTTTTATAAACTATACAAAAATCGTGTTACTGCATCTATTAAATGTTCAGCCTTTGCATCACTGGTATTAGGCAGTTTTTTCAGTTTCTGAGTAAACGTGTCATATGCTGGCTCAATATATCCGTGATCTGTTAAAATCCATTCCTTTGCTTCAAATATACCATTTACAAAAGCTGTGTTAACACTTGGATCATGAACGACGTCTACAGCAATTATCTTAAAGTCTTCTACTTCATTATATCCATCCATTTGCTTAAGCTTACCTAAGCTCCTACTACTAACCCCTAATTTTACGTTATCTAAAATTAAAGCAGATACAATTTTACCCATGGGTGTATTTGTGAGTACTTTACTTCTTCCCATCCAAACATTACCTTGCTGTTCAAAGCTCTCAATAATATGACAAGCTCTTTCAGGATTAACTTCAACACTAGTAGGATGATTCAATTCCCCAAGAGATCTTTTTGTAGTAATCATTTCATTGGTATATCGCTCAACTTCTTTAGCCATTTGCTCGAGTAAATAAATTCTACCATTACGATTCTTTTCATTAGCCATTAAAAAAGGACCTTGAATGTATAAGGTACTTGGACTATTACCGTTCTTTTCAGAAATAATATACTCCACATCTTCACGAGGTGTTTCTACTATTAATTTATAACCGTTACTATTCATATCGTTTCTCCTACAATTATTTATAGGTTTTTTAAAAAATCTTCAGTTATTACTATAAATTTATAACCGTGCTTTTCTGCCCACCGTTTTGCATATGACCATTTAGCTATGTTAGTTTGAAACATTGCACTCTCATATAAATAGTTTTTTGGTTTTAATCTCTTACTAGGTGGTCGTGTTTGTTTTTTTGGTTTTACTTCTATTAGGAGCTTATCAATCTTATTATCCTTATTTATCATTGCACAGCTATAGTCAACAAAATATCGATGCAATCTACCATCTTTTGGGGACATATAAGGTATAACAACTGATTCAGACGTCCATTCAACCACTTTACTATTAAAATCTAACCACTTACTCATCCTTAATTCAAGACCACTTCGATATATAATAGGAGTAGATCCTTTATATTTTTGAGGAAAGCGAGGGTTGTATATTCCCTTATAAGTTTTCATAATTTATCCACAAAAGAACAACGGTGGACTCATTTCTCCATAGGATTTAAGTATTTCTTCTTCAAGCTTGTTTCGTTCAGCAATGCCCTGTGCCATTAAATCTCCACCCTGAATAGATCCACCACCAAAGAGATTTACGTTAGAGTATTTACCACGAATATGACCAACGGCTATTTTAGTTAATGCTAATGCGTATTGCTGTACCCATCTTTCAATTATTATATCCTTTATAGGTCTCTCTACGTATGCACCTATTATTCCTATAAACGGATTAGTAGGATCTGGTTCAGGTATTATTCTCATACGCTGAGTGCGTGGATCAAATAATACACGAGGCGTAGAACTAAACATACGTTTACGAGTATCTAAAAATTGCTTTAACGTTTCCCATGTTACTAAATCAAAACCATAGCTACCAAGCATATAACTATAATATACCTGCTGTGCGTATATATATTCTAATGAAAATAAAGCATCTGTTCCTGTCCACTCCGCCTGATCAAAACTCCATACATTTACTACTTTTCTAAATCCATCCATATCGTAATCAATAAAATTACCGCTTAGGCTTCTATTTTTTGATGCATAGGACATGTATACAGTCTTTAATACTTCTTGTAAATCATATCCATAACCTCGTGGATATTTTGTGCTATCAAACGCAAAAAACTCTTCAGTGTATCCAGCATACTTAGTATACCATTCTACTGCAATGTCTATATACTCCATTATTTGTTCATCACAAATTTCTACTTCTATAATAGGATATCCTATTTGAGACTTTATACGACGTATTACGTCCGCATATGTCTTGATTTTGGAATTTAAATTAGTACTACCAGTAGATATAGTTTGAGGGGTCTGATTATTGAGTGTTGGTGATATATTAATTAACGTCTTAATATCTATTGCTGATTGGGTCTGTACCGTTGTAAAGGGATATTCATTACTATACTCCCAACATTTTAAACCATATCTAGTACCATTTACATTTATAACATAAAATACACCATCACCACCGTATTGAGTAGTCATGCTAGTTAAATTACTCACCATAGTAGCATTTTCAAATTCAATGCCGGCATCATATGTAGAATCAAACGCTTTATCAATTTTAAACAATTTAAAAGCATAAGCACCGGGATTTACACCGTCTATTCGTGCTCCAGTAGTTACAGCTACCGCCACACTTTCATATTCAGCCGGACTACCTGGTGCAATTGCGTATGATGTTGCACTATCAACAAATGTACCGTTACCAATATTAATTTCAGTATATGGTAATAAATCCATCTCTGGAAAAGACCATTTAAAGGTGAATAGTTCTAATCCTACCATTATATGATTAAGTTTTGCTACTAGATAACGATGATCTGATGTAGCAGCGGTAACTAATGTGGTGTTATTGATATAAATTGTATTGCCCATAATATATAATTATTTAGTCTATTCTATAGTTCTGGTATTAAATCCCATCTCAGACTCCAAGAAGTACCATCTCCCGTTATAGCTTTAATAACATTAAAGCCGTTTTGAAGCAAAATAGCATCAGATGCATCATTTGCACCGCTGTTACCCATTATTCTTCTCATTACGAAGTATTCTGTTACATAATCTTCTGTGAAC